CATCACGAACTCCCCAGACAGGCCGTGGTGCTCATAGTGTTGGTCGGCCGCCATGGTTGGGGGTGAGCATCCGTAAGCTCAGCCTATGGAGCCGCGTTGATTGCGTCGTCGCGGGTGCGGTAGCGGATCAGGAAACGCTGAGTCATGCGGCCAGAAGTGGCATCGGCTGCCTCCATCTCTGGCAGGTAGCCATCGGGCTGCACGTCATGGGCCAAGCCGCCAAGGGTGCGGTCGGCCATCATGCGGGCGTGAACGTCGGTCACGATGGGGTCCGCCAGCTGGTCCGGCACAACGCCGCGCACGTAGGTTTCGACCAGGACCACCAACGCGTTGTCAAGGCGTCCCAGGCTGGCGCCCGTGGTGCGCGGGGCGTTCACCGGATTGTCCTCGCCGGGGCTGACGATCAGCGCCGGGGCCTCCGACCTAGAGAGCGCCTGCACCCGGCTGCGGTAGATCCTGATGCCGACCTGCACCGTGCCGGGGAGGGTGACGGTGGCGATGTGGTTCAGGATCTGCTCTCGGAGGCTGGGGGTGGTCATGGGATCGCCGCCGCGATGGCGTTGATCAGAGCGGTCACGCGGGCGTCGAGCAGGGCGAGATCGAGGGTTCCGCCGATGCTGTAGAAGGCGATGCGGGCGTTGGAATCATTGTTTCCAGTGTTATCGGAGAAGATAAAATAATTCCCTGTAGACACTCCAGTACTAGCAGTGGATTGAGTGCCCGAATTGCTACCATCTCGCCATGAGTAACTAGCCGATGAAGCCCTAGAGACTCCCAAGAGAACAGGAACAGCAGTATTAGATGAGTGCGAATTAAGGACTGAAGCTTGAACTCTAGCCCGAAAACCTGTTGTGTTACCCACTATCGCAAAAGTGCCTGTCGCTGGAACTGCAGGAAATGTCGTGCCCGATAAATACCGGCCTGCCGCAGTATCTCTAGTACTTACATAAACCGCGCCATGAACGTTATTTTGTTCATCACTCGAACACAACCTATTGCTATCTAAATTTTTTGTATTTCCATCCCCCACCAGTCCTGTCTTTCGGTTGTAATCCCCCACCACAAAGCCAAAGTTTGTCGGCGCCGTCCCCACCAACGGCACCAGCGCGCCGGCCAGTGTGCGGGCACCAGCCAAGATGCACGACGCCTTGATAGCGCTCCAGACCCCATCAGCTTTGCACCCCACCACGAACGCATTGATCGCATCCTTCACGCCAATTTCCAGCGACTGAGTATCAGCAGCCTCCACGGCAGTGATGTACGCCTGCGCGTCGGGGTCGTAGGCAGCCGCCCTCCGTCTCTGAACAATCAGCATCCGATTCCCTCCTGCATAAGGCCCCCTGCGCCACTCATGCTGGCAGCTCATTGATCCATCCAGCAGAGAGGTCAAACGGCTGGCCTGCCTCGATCTGCTGGCGCAGTTCTTTCGCCCGCTCTATGTTGCCGTAGCCCGCCTCGACCAGCGCCTGATGCCGCTGCAGCAGGTCGATCATGGTGGCCGTTGCCGTGCCCTCCTGATCGCGCCGGATGGCCTCAGCCAGCAGCACGGCCAGCATTGGATCTTCGTTGCTCGGATACAGCCTGGCGTTAGCCTGCAGCCTCGCGGCCTCAACCTGATTCAGCAGCTCGTCATCTGGCCGGCGGAGCACCTCCAACGTCTCTTCCCATGTCCCAGCAGGGCCGCCGACCTTCGGGTTCGGATAGTCCACAGGCCCCCAGCTGGCCACCTCGTAGAAAATCTGAGAGTCGTACTCGCGCACCTGAGGTTCGCTCCTCAGGTAGAACTTGATCTGGGTGCCGTCATAGGGCAGACCGAAAAGGTTGGGCCACCTGGCGCCGCCTGGGTTGGTGGGCACGCTGCCCCTCATCGGCACAAACAGATCGACGCTTTGGCCCTCGCGCGGGCCTTGCTCGTCGTAGTACCGAATGCCGGTGTCGAGATTGGTCTTGATGGTGTCAGTCATGGTTAGACAGCAGAACGGGTAAACAGAAATTGAGCGAAGAGGCCTTGGGCGCCAGTGCCCACGCCGATCAGATCGACGCCGATCCGATCACCAGCGGTGAATGTTGCGCCGGTGATGTTGGCCGACACGTCAACCAGGCTGGCGCCTGATGCCAGCGTGGCGTTGCCCGTCAGCACGCTCGTCTTCACGCCCGCCGCCGTTCGGCGGTAGGCGTTGAACGTCGTGCTGCTGCTGCCGGTGGTGTCGATGTGAGAGCCAAACCGCACGGCCGTCAGAGTGAAGTTGCCAGACGGTACTGGCACCGGCACCTCGGCATAGTTGGTGCCAGCCGTTGCGGTCTCGCCACGGTTGCTGAGCACCAGTATTAGGCCGTCGCCGAGAGGCCCTAGGTCGGCGTATGTGCTAGGAATCGACGGCAATCCAGACAGGCTGCCATAAGCGATCTGTGCCCCATCGCCGCCGTTGTGGTCGTGGCTGTTGCCGTTCGTGACGCCTTGCGCTGCGGGGGCGAAGTCCGTGCTGGCTGCTGCTGCTGCCGTGCCCAGGGTGGGCAACCCGCTCAGGTCCGCATAGGCCCCAGTGAATCCCACCCGGGCCATCGCCGCGCCAGTGTTCACCAGGATGGTCCCGGTGTTGACGTTCACCCTCACTACGCTGCCGACCTGTTGCACCTCGCCAGATGCCGGGATCGTCGCCACCAGGGCGCCGCCAGCGCCGACATAGAGATGATCGCCCAGCTGATAACTGTTGGTATTGAAAGGCCTCAGCTCGCCCAGTACCACGGCGTCGCCATCGCCGTTGTTGGCAAGGGTGGTCTCCAGCACGCCGATCGCCGGCATTTTGAGCGGGTCGGTCGGGTCGCAGGCCGCCACCGTGATCCGATCGGTGTCGCCCACGCTGCCAGTCGCATAGACCGCCGTGCCCGCCGCTAGGGGGCCGCCGCTGGTGTTTCTGACGTGAACGTAAAAGTTGCCGGCGATGCTGCCGTGGATGTGGGGGATGGCAACCGGCGCCGTGCCGGTGATCGTCAGGCCGGCAAATGATGGGCTGTCAGCCGTGCCCAGGCCCAGCAGCGTGCGCTGTGCGGCAGAGCTGAGCGCCTCCACCATGGCGCGGCCTGCCGCGGTGCTGGCGCTGGTCCACCATGCCGCGATGGCCTGCCGCACCCGTTGCGCCGTAAACGCCCGCCGGGTCGTCGCGGTGCCGGTCTCGGCCTCAGCCTGCTCGATTGTGGCAGCGGTCCATTCGCGGGCGTCGCTCAGCCGGGCATCGCTCAGCCCCACATAGGCCGCGTCACCCTCGGCGGCGGTCAGGTAGCCAGGATGCGGGTCGGCTGCTGCCTCATGCGCTCCGATTGCCGCTGCCACCTCCGAGTCTCTGGCGATCCCTGCAGGGATGTCGCCATCGGTCAGCGCAGTGGCTGATTGTCTGTATCGAGAGTCTCCTTCGGCCTGAGTCAGGTAGCCGGGATGGGGATCGGCTGCTGCTACGTGGGCGGCGACCGCGCCCAGCGCCTCCCGCGCCTCAATCCCATCCTCCAGCTTGTCCAGGTTGCCATCATGCTCCGCCGCTGTGAGCGGCGTGCCCTTGACCAGCCGCCGGGTCAGATTCAGCGTCATACGAACACCCCGGCCTCAAAAACGCCTTCCAAGTACACCGTAAAGACGGCCTCAATCTTCTCCAGCAGCATCACGCAGAACCGCCCGTCAGCCTGCCGCAGGGGCTCATGCAATAGCCGGTAGGACTGCCCGCCGTGCTCCACTAGGTCGCGATACTGCAGCCCGCCAAACAGGTCAGTGCGGACGGTCAGCGTGCAGTCGATCGAGATCACCCGATCATCGAGCACGAAATTACTGATCTCATCCTTGAAGCCCAAACCAACAACGGCCCCAGCAGTGACGCTGGAGCCGAAGTCAGCCAGCAGGAAATCATCGGGGATTTCCTGGATCATGGTCAGACCGCGTAACGGGCGCCGCCGACTGCCACGCAGGTGACGGTAGCGGAAAAGCTGCCGGTTTCGTCGGTGAAGGCCAGCCGCACAAACTTGCCCACCTGGTCGCGGGGGATTGACAGCTTCTGCAGTGCAGCAGTGCTGCCCAGATCGGTAAAGACGCCGCCGGCCACGTCTGCAGCATCGCTGCCGTCAGAGGCATTGCCGGATTGCACTTTCACCTTGATCGCGGTGTTGGAGGCGCTGGCGGCGGCATACAGCAGCAGCAGCAGATCGCCGTCAACGCTGCTCACGTCCACCGCAGTGGTGTTGCCCGCAGCGTCGCGGGTGGCAGGAGCCAGGATGGTGAATGCCTGGAGTTGCTCCAGGGCTCTGAGTTCAATGGCCATTGATCAATCCTCCGGGGTGGGGGTGAATACGGGACGCCCACACTTTGTGGGCACTTGGCCAGCAGGCATGGCCAGTTCCTCGTCAGAAGCTGTTTCCATGGCAACCGCCGGGTTCTTTGCAGAGCGCCGCGGCTTAGGCGGGCAGGCCGCGGCGAGCTCAGGCTCGGGCTCTGGCGCAATTGAGGCCATGCCCAGCGCCAGCAGCTCGTTGGCGACGCCTTGCGGAAGGTCGGCCACCTCACCCATGGAGAGGTGGCGACCGCCTGCTCTGCAGTTCGAGAGAATCTGCAGCCTCATAATCAGGTGCCCAGGGCGAAGGACTGCGGGCGGCGCACCGCCACGTCGAAGTCCTGGTGGACATTCAGGATCGTCTGGCCAGATGCCGCCTGGGTGACCGAATCCACGATTAGATCGAGCCCAGACCACATGCCCACCACGCAGTCGGCAAAATTACCGAAGAGTACGTCGTTGAGCCGCATCTGGTTGCTTACCACTACCGGGTAGCCGTTCACCTGACCGGCGTCGGTCATGATGTAGTCGGAGCCAGCGGCGGAGGCCCGCAGGGTCTGCTTGAGAGCGCCCTTCACCACGCTATTCATGATGTAGCGCATCGAGCCGTCGTCGAGGTTGTCGATCGCCAGTTCGGTCTCCAGGTCCACGTAGTCGGCCCAGTCGCCGCAGTTGTGGGTGGTGGAGCCGTCGCCGCCGAGGCTCACAGGGAATGCCTTGGCGGTGCCGCCGCCCAAGGTCACGCTGCCGATGCCGGTGGTTTCGATGATGCCCAGCGGCTGGCCGTTGGACCCAGTGCCGTAGCCGATGGTGGAATCCATGCCCAAGGCAACGGACTCGGCCATGTCAAGGCGCACCAAGTTGTCGATATCGGGAGAGCTTTGGAGCATCATCCGCCGGCTGATGGGCACGCGCACCCCGATGGTGCGGGGGACCATGTTCACCAAGCCGAACGTCAGCTTGCTGTTGGGCACGTCAGCGTTCTCGCCGACGAAGTAGTACTGGCTGGAGCTGAGCTTCTTGGGGATTTCGACGTTGCCCTCCAGGCCGGAGAGCATGGTCAGGCCGCTGTTCAGGAAGGCGCTGCGGTTGCGGATTAGGTCAATGAACTGCGCATCCAGCCGGTCGGTGCCGACCAGTGCGCCACCGTCGCCGAAGGTGCCGACCACCTGGCCAGGGGTCTGAGCAGCGCGGGAAACACCCAGCACCTCCCAAGGGATCAACACGCCGCGAGCGCTCTTATTGAGCGTCCTGGCCTGCAGATCCGCAGCGGCTCGGCTTACCTCCAGCTCAAAGCCAGCGGCATCAGCGAGCCTGGCGTTAGTTGGCTCCGTCATGTGAAGGAGCAGCCGGCACAGGCTGAAGCGTTTGATTTCACGCTTGCTCAGGCCCAGCTCGGCGTTGCCGGCATCGTGCACGCGGCCCTGGAACTCAACCTTGCGCATGCCAACCTGTTCCATCACCACCGCACGGGCGGCATCGATGGAAGCGTCGTCGTTGATGAGTTTTTCAGCCAGCTCGGGGAGTTGGAACTGGTCGCACATGCCGCGGATGGTCGCAACACGCTCGCGCTCGGCGCGCCGAGCGTCCTGCTGCACCTCCGCCACGTTGATCTCAGTGGTCATTTGGATTTGATCAGTGGGGTCAGTCCGCTCGGCGGTCTGTGCTGTCAGGCTATGGAGGGCCTTGCTAACGGCAGACTCGACCAACTCGGGGTCAATCGTGACGGTCGGCTCGGCTGGCGCAGGGGGCTCAGGGGTGGGCTCAGCGGCAGGCTCAGGCTCTACCCAAGGGTCATCCATGGCGCGGCCCAGGCCTACGGTCTGATCGGCGGGGACGCTGACGCTGGAGACCTCCAGCACTGGCCAGCTAGTGACATAGAAAGCGCCGTCGCGCTCGTCTAAGTCCTCAATCTCGTAAGCAAACGAGACGTTCCTTGTGATGCCGGCCTGAATGTCCTGTCGGCGCTTGTACTCCTCGCTGCCCTTCTCCAGGGTGTTGGGGCTCCATCTCACCGTGGAGTAGAGCCGGCGATCGTCGCCCAGCCAAGTCTTTTCGGTTACGCCCAAAACCACGTTCGGGTTATGGTTCCAAAGCCACGGGGCGCCGTCATTCATTCGGCTCAGATCCATCGCGCCTGGCTCGTGCACCAGGATCTCGCGGCCGAACCAGCGCTTCACAGGAGCCTCAGAACTGAAGCTGAAGGTCAGGGTTTCGTCGGTGCTTTCCTCAACGCGGAGGCCGCCTGGCAGCTCTCGCCGTTGGGGGCCTTTGAGTTTCGTGAGATCCAAAGCCGGATAGTCGCTGGCCTCAGGCTACGGATGGCCGGGGCTGAGCTTCCTCATCCTCGGCGTCCTCTTCGTCGTCGTCGGGGTCTTTCGCCTCAGGCTCAGGGATGGGTGGTTCCGACGCTGGCTCAGGCGGCTGCTCCACGGTGGGCATCAGGCCCAGGGATTCTTTCAGCTCGTTTTCGCGGGCGATTTGTGCCATCACTTGCCCGAACTCGGACCCTGTGTAGCTGGCTATCTGCTGCGAATGGGACTCGAGTAACAGCGCCCTGGCTTTTTCCATGGCAACCATGTCTTTTAATGGATCTATGCCGTCCCAGCTCCTGGCCTGCCACATGGGGGCATTATATCTTTCTGGCTTAGTCCAGTAATCGTTAAAAGCTGGCGAAGGTAATTCGCCAGCCAACATTGCAGCGCGGAGCCATTCTTCAAAGACTCGTTGATGCAGCTGCTGTATCAGCATGCTCTGCAGCACGCGCCAATGATCGCGATCCTCTTGGACGCTTGTGCGCATGCTGCTGTAATTCGCGTCCGAAAAGTCCCTGCTGATCGTGGCGTAGCTGCATCCATACCCAGCCGCAAACCGCCTGGTGAGGTTTTTTACGACTGCATCGTATTGGCCATCATCCGGCCCGAAGTTTGGCGGCACCGGAACCTCGCCGGGCTCAAGGATGTTGTAGGCGCCCGGCTCAGTGTTGAATAGCCGCTGACCGTTCTCCACCGCATCACCGGTCAGCCCGGCATCGGGCGTCTGAATCCACCCCAGCGATGCCGCCTGGACGCGCTTCCGTACCAGGTGAGCCTTTTCGTATTCAGAAAGCCCGTGGACAGTTGTGATCACCGACGCCAACCACGGCACGCCCCGGCTCTGCCCGATCCGCTCCGGCATGAACACATGGATCATGTCCGCCGCCGGAACCAGGAGGTGCTTCCGCTCCACGCCACGGCGGTTCAGGCCCAGCTCCACGTCACCAGGGTGGCGGGTCAGGATGGCGTACCGGGTGGGGCGGCCCCATTGGTTGATCTCGACGCCTAGCCGCCATTCGTGGCCAGCGCGATCTGATACCCCGCTCTTGTCCTCATCGAGCTGGTGCGCCTCAATCAGCTCCAGCGCCAGCGGTGTGCGGCCCTGTCCCATCGGCTGCCGCACGATCCTGATCAGGCATTCGCCCGACTCCGGCAGGCTGCCGGCGGCCATCATCTCGAAGCCGTGGAAACTCAGCCGCCCCGCCACGTCGCAAGTATCTGGCCGGCACCAGCGGCGCCATGCTTCCTCCTGCAGCTGGTTGCGGCGCACGTCCTTCTCGGTGCCGTTGGGGCGCATCACCTGCCCCTGCATCTGGATTCCACGCGGCCCCACCACGTTGATCTGCGTAGTCCGCTTGGCCTGGCGGGCGTAGGGGTTGTCCCTGACCAGCTGGTGGCAGCGGTCGCGCAGTACGGCCAGGCTGACGCGCAGCTCGGCGTCTGCGGAGGTGGTCGGCGCCACCAGGTCATGGAGCAGCCGGTTACGCCGGGCGCCCTCAAACATCCGCTGGCCCTGCTGCCGGCCGTGCCGGGTGGTCAGGATCTGCCGCTGCAGCCAGGAACGGACACCCATCAGCTCACCCCCGTGAAGCGCACATAGAGCCGGCGCGGATCGCCGAGGCCTTGCGCAATCATCTCGGCGCGTTGCTCGCGGGCGACTTCAGCCTTGAGGCGGTCGCGCCACTTGATCAGCTCCGCCAGGTCGGCGCGGACCACCTTCCGGCCACCGTTGCCGAGGCTGCCGATTTGGTACTCCTGCGCACCCGTGGTCAGGGCGCGGATGGCCTCTTCAGCCGCCTCCAAATCTTTCTGCGCTTGGCTGCGATCATCGAAGGCGCCGGGGGTGCCGCTGAATGCCAGGCTCTTGCGGACGGTCAAGCTGCCGCGGCCGGTGGTGAGTGGGGCGCCGCTGACCGTGGAGACGATCTGCAGTTCCCAGCTGCCGGCCGCCATCGTGGCCGTCGTGGCGGCGCTCAGCTCCACCTTCCAGCCGTCGTCCGTGTCGCTGGCCACCGCCTCGATACCGGCGCCAGCTGCTGCAGCGCGGAACCACACGCGAACGGCCGTGGCATCAGGATGGACGCGGGATTCGATCCAGCTGGTTAGATCGCCTTGGTAGAGCTCCAGCGGTTGAGTCATTTGAGCACCGTGAAACTCCGGGCCTTTCGTGGCGCGGCCTGCTGGTCTAAGGCTACGGAGGCCGCCAGCTGTGCCGCCAGCTGGTCCCACATGGTTTGACGGTTGTAGCGGCGCTTGAGCAGCTCCAGCATCGCCAGGCAGTACACCTTCAGGTCAAGCGGCTCGTTGCGGGCGCCGCTGGGTTTCACCCACTCCAGCACCTGGAACCCTTTGACGTAGCGCGGCTGCAGCCGCTCACAGGTCAAGCCCTGCAGGTAGTCTTCCGTGGTGGCGTCGTCGAAGTTGATGTAGCCGTCGCCGGGCTCTTCAATCTTAAGGCGGCTGTAGATGGTCCGCTTGATGGCATGCGTGCCGATCATGTAAAGCGTGACGCCACCCTTCACGGTCTTGCCCCTGAAGGTCACGTCCTGCTTTGAGCCTTTGCCGAGCGGCGGCGCGTTCTTTTGGCTGCTGCCCTTGATGGCCACCACACCATCTTTGGCGTACCGGCGGCAGTAGTCATACCCCTCGCTGGTGTAGTGGCCGCCGGTGTCAACCGCGCAGTGGATCGCTTTCAGCTTGCCGCCGTTTGCGTGCGGCCATTCGATCTCGCGGATCGTCGTCACCTGATCCCAGACGTGATCCTGCCCCGGGTCGCCCTCGATCTTCTGGTGCCAGATCCGCCAGGCCTGCTCAGGCTTGCCGCGGCCGTAGCCCCACACCGACACCTCCAGCCAGGTGTCCTGCACGTCCACCGCCATCAGCACCGCCAGTACGCCCTCGGGACAGGTGCCGTGGCCGTAGCCGCCGACTCTGGCCATCAGGCCATCGGCTGAGACCTTGGCCAGGCTCTCATCCTCCCAGGCCTCAGCGGCCCGCTTGTTCACCCAGCCCTTCAGCAGCAGCGGGTCCGCCTTGGCGCGCAGGAACTCATCGCGGATCTTCTCCCAGCTCAGCCAGCCATACGGCGCATACCACCCAGGCAGATGGAAGCCCGCCGTCTCGCCGTCACCCTTTGCCGTTGGCGTCCAGATCCCGCCGGCGAGCATGGCAGTCTTGTGGTGCTGCGCCACCCGTTCATTGCATAGCGGGCATTGGCACCACACCTCGCCGTCGCGCTTATCCCATACCATGTGCGGCCACTCGATCACGGCATGGCCGCCGCAGCAGGGCATCAGCATCCCGTAGCGGCGACGGTCTGAGCGGGTTTCAAACTCCCAGGTAATTCGGCACGCGCCGCGGCTGCCAGGGGTGCTGGTCAGCAGCGTCTTTCGATCGGGAAAGTTGGTTTGCCGGGCCTCGGCGTTTTCAATCGGGTCGCCCTTGTCGTCAATTTCCAGCGGCAGTGACGAGGCCTCATCCACCCATAGGTTCTGCGCCGGCATACCCTGCGCTGCGCTGCCGCTGTTGCCGCCGATGATCGACAGCAGCATGTCCCCTTCGAACTCCTTGAGGAACATCGCATTGGCAGAGTCCCTGCTCTTGCTGCTGAGCGACTTCGCCGCCACCGCCGGGGTGTCATTGAATAGCGGCGACAGGCGCTGGCGGATCTGCCGCTTGGCAAAGCTCTCAGTGGGGAACATCACTAGGAAGGGGGCCGGGTCGTTTGCGATGGTGCGGCCCAGCCAGTTCAGCCCGCACTCGGTCTTTGCGCCGGACTGGCTGCCGAAGATCAGCACCACCCGCCTGATGCGACGCTCACGAGGGCTGAGCAGATCCATTGGCTCCTTAAGGAACGGCACGCGATCGGTGCGCCATAGGCCCGGCTCAGAGCTGCTGCGGCGGGTGAGTATCCGGTTCTGATCCGCCCACTCGCTGACGGTCAGATCCAGCGGGGGCTGGAGCGCTGCGATGAACGCATTGCGGTAGACCGTGGCAGCGTCAGGCTGCTTCATTCGCCAACCCTCGCAACGCTATCTCGATCTCGCTCTGCAATAGGGCGCGGACTTCCTCCTGGTCCTGCATCGTTGCCACCTTCGCCGCATTTCGGGTTGGGATGTTCAGCAGCAGATCGCGGACCTGACGGGCTATGCGTGCGGCCTCTTGGCGCACGTCGTCGGCGGAGATCAGCTCCTTCTTTTCCCGCTGCAGCTCTAGCCTGGTCAGCTCCGCCTCGTAGACGGCCTTTGCGCGCTTGGCCTGAGCCAGCGATGGCCCGCCGCCCTCCGGGTGCGGCTGGCGGGTGTTAGGCGGTTCCGGCAGCTCGGTGCCGCTGTCGGGCATGTTGTTGGTGTTGCCGGCCCACTGCGCATCGGCCAGCGGGGCGTCAATCTGCCAGCGGCCGTTTACCTTGCGCACGGCGGGCTCGGTGAGGCGGCCAGTGTCGATCGCCTTGAGCACCGCCACGTGACTGGTGCCACGAAGGCCCCGCGCCTTTCGGTGGGCGGCGTAGCCTTCGAGGTTCATGGGTGATCACGAAAAGCGTTGAGCGGATAAAAAACCAAGCTATTCCTGTACCCCCCCTGGGTGCACTGGATTTATGGGCGTAACTCCGTGCATGTTTCTCCACGCTGGATAAACAAGAACGGAGTTGTCCTGCTGTCCTATAGTTGCACCATAGTCCGGTATATGCAAGTCTCCGCCTTTTGCATTTAGCTTTTTGCAAATAATTACATTTACAGTGTCCTTCATGTTTCCGGTGTCCCTGTGGAATGGCGCGCTGATATTGAAATTGCTAATAGAAGACGTAAAAAGATTTCCAAACTTCCACTTGCTTGGCACATCCTTGAATATATTTAGCTGCCTAGCGTGTTGTTCGGGCATAATTTGAGCAATTAGCGTTTCGCTTTCTTTTGCGAGCATTAACATCGCCTTGATAAATGTTTGGGCGGATTTGACAGTGTGGACACTTGACCGAGTGGGATAATGCCTCATAAATTGAGGCTTCGGCGGGACTGAGCCTATAATTGTGGACATTTGACAGGTTCCTATTTCTCTCGCCTCAGATCTTGTCATTCCTGGATTGTCTATTTGCGCTTTTAGCACATCACTCCTATCCATTTTTGTTTTGGGAACATTGTCACTCTTAAATTCTGTATTTGCGAGATCAGCCAGCTTGCACATTTTTGCAGGCATCTTGCTAACATAAAACCCAATAGGCTCGCCGTTTGAATAAAAAATGCAATCTTCTGTGATGTTTGGCTCGATATATTCACATTCTTCGCCAATTTTGCGATTGTGTGCGGATTGAACAAGGTCAATGCGTTTCATTAGTTAAAAGCAAATACGTTTGCGCAGGCTGGAAACCATGACTGTTGCCAAGTCACGTAGTCTCTTGTTGCAAATCTGCCTACATTGCCAACACTTTTAAAATCGTTGTACTGCTTTTGTTGCTTTTCAATTAAACTCCAGAATCTTGGCAGGCTGTTATCAATGTCAAAACTCCATTCATAAACCAATTTGCGAAAGATCTTTTGAGTGTTTTCGAGAATAAGCATTTCAGCCCCTTCTATATCCATCTTGCAGCAATCAAAAGATTGAGCCTCTTGGTCAAAATTCAAACACGGTACCTTGATGCCTAGGTTGTTCCACTTTTTTACAATGCTATTGCGCCATACATTGTTGTTATTGCCTATGAATAAAACAACCTCGTCTCGATCATCATGTACTAGTGCTCTCTGTTTTACGTTTGCGCGAAATCCATTGAGCCTCAGATTTTTTTCGATTATCTCGCAGTTATAAGGGTCTGGCTCGTATGTCACAACATCTGCTTTCAAACTACAGGCAAGCAAAGCGAAAGCCCCCACATTGCCGCCGCAGTCCATCCAGCGATCCCCCGGCAATATGCGCATTCCACGCTGCTGATAAACGTCGCGGCCGATCACTTCCCGAAAGGTTTTGATATCACTGAATCCAGGACGATGCCAAAACTTGATTCCGTTGATCTCGCTTTGTTCAAGTTTCATAGTTTTGATTTCTCCGAGGCAAGTTTTTCAATCAACATAAGCCCAATGTAGCCGCCCTTGGTCCGCCAGAATTTCACCAGCTCTTGGGCTTCTTCGTAGTGCTCAGGCTCAAACTCAATCTGTATCGCTTTTTTTACGCCAGCCGCCATCTCGTCTAGCTGGTCAGCGACGTCTTCGTCATCCAAAATAGAATAGTCCGGTGCAGAAGCAAACTCTGGCAGATCGTTCCCCCATCCCAGCAAGGTCAAATCAAAATCGAGCTCGCCAAGGTCAAGCAATTCAGATTTAAGTAGCTCCTCATCCCACCCCGCATTCAGCGCCAGCTTGTTATCCGCCAGGACATAGGCCCGGCGCTGGGTCGGGGTCAGGTGGTCAAGCACCACCACGGGCACCTCGGACAGGCCCAGATCCTTCGCCGCGGCTAGTCGGCCATGGCCCGCCAGGATGCCATCATCGCTGGCCACCAGTATCGGGTTGGTGAAGCCGAACTCCTGGATTGAGGCGGCGATCTGCGCTACCTGCTCAGCGCTATGGGTCCGGGCATTTTTCTCGTAGGGCACCAGCCGATCGATCGGCCAGCGCTCCAGCTTGTCCGGCATCACCGGCGGCGGGGCCTTTCGGGGCATAGGGTGGGGTGGCTGCTGTAACCAGGTTACAGGGCAAAAAACCACGCTTTCAAGCGGATTCTCGGCGGTTTGCTCTCAAAATTCGGCGGACCCTGTAACGGGCAGGGCACCGAGTGTAACCAATTCTCAATAGTCCCGCTAGGAAAAGATCGAGGCGCGAAAGATCCTTGTCCCCCTTGCCTCAGGGAGGACCCGCAATCCCTTGCGCCGCAAGGGTTCTCATTGATTTGGCTTTTATTGAGAATCAACTCGGCGCCCTGCTGATTCTCAATAGCGCCTCATCTGAACCCAGCCCGCGCCAGCTCTGCCCTCAACCACTTCTGGATCTCCCCGGGCCACACCACCTGAGCGGACCGCTGCAGGTCGCCAGTCAGGTCGTAGGTGCTGCGCCGGGGCTTGGGGTTGGGCTCCAGGGTGAAGCGCATCTGAGCGCCTCTGAGGGTGCCGTAGCGGCCGCGGCTGGTGCGCTCAAAGACGCCCATGCGACCGGCCGGGCCTTTGATCGGGATCACGAAGAATCGGCCGCCAGTCGTGCGGTTGAACTGCTGGCCATTGCGGATGTAGGAGGCGGACGCCAGGGCCTTCTTGTAGGCCGCCAAGGTGACGTTGCCCTGAGCGTTCACCCGCTGCCTGCGGGTTGGCACGATGGTGAGGCCGCTTCCATCCACCACACCAGCAGCCTTGCTGTCCACGGCCTTGCGACGCGGTGGGCCGCCACGGGTCAGCACCGAGATATAGCGACCGGCTGCCCTGCTCTGATCCGACCGCAGGCCGACCTCGGCCACCAGGTTGTTGGGCGATGGTCTGCGGTTGTATGTGCCGCCGATGGTCCAGCGGGTGGCGCCACCTTCGATGGGCCCACCTGAGGTCTTAGCCAGATCCTGCTTTAGCCGCTGCTCAGCAGCCCGCACAGTGGCCGCCATGGCCCTGCCCGTGGCATAGCGGATGTTCTTCTCGGTGAGCAGGGCGAATCGATCAATCGCCCTGGTGTCAATGGTCAGGTTGAGCTCCAACATCACCCCTCACCCTCTCCCACGGCCAGCAGCTCTTCCAGCTCCATCCGCTGCAGCTCCAGATCAGTCGGCAGATCCCAGGCGGCGAACTCATCAGGGTCAGCAGCGCTGATAACGGTCAGGCAGCCGATGGAATTCCACGACGACACCCAGTTGAGGATCAGCTCCTGCCACCAGGCCAGCCATGGGGTCGAGCGGTCTAGCAGGTGCCAAGGGGTGGCAGCGCGTTTCACGGTGGCAGGGCATCTGCGCACAGTCTGCCAGCGGGCATAAAAAACCCCCGCCTGCCAGGGCGAGGGTCGCGGTCCACTCGATGCGCCATGCACCGAGGGCAGTGTAGGGGATGGCCGTCAGGCGGCGGCTAGCTGGCGGGGTGCGGCAGGCTGCTGAGCCTCGCTGGTGAACCCTTGATAGCCGTACTTGGCGGCCAGCGTCTCCAGCCCGCCGGGATTGCTGCGGGTCTTGCCACACCATGCGGGCTTCCAGTACCAGCAGCTGCGGCCAGAGTGCCAGCGGCACTTCTGCGCCTTGAGCTGATCCTTGACGGGCTTGGTGTCGCCCTGCACCCAGATCCAGTAGCCGATCAGGCTGATCTCCAGGTTGGGCAGCTTGAGCAGCTCGGCGATCACGTCCATGATCTCCTGCTCTGACTTGGCGTTGTACTTGTAGGTGCGGCCGTCGTTGACCTTGCCGTTCTGGCCGCTCAGGGCAGCGTGGTAGGCGGCGTTGATGGCCTTCATCGTCTCCAGGTCGCCGCCGAGGTCGGGGTGGTGCTGGCGGGCGAGATCGCGGTAGGCGCGCTTGATTTCTTCAGGGGTGCTTAGGCCGGCGAAGTAGGTGGCGGTCATGGCTGGCTGGCGAGTGGTGGAGGGCGTCCCTCCGATGCACATACCTTAGCGCGTCCCTTACGGTGTGGCGACCATCAGGGCGGCCAGTTCACAATCTGTCACGCTTGCGGCGCTGAGCGCGTCTGACCCGTTCGGAGTGAGCCGCCCTGCCCTCTGGTGTGATGCGCTCCCAGCAGCTGGCGCACAGGGTGCCATGGGCGCCACGGTGGACCTTGCCACAGGCAGTGGCAGTGCAGCAGGGGCGCTCCACAGGCGGCAGGCGGCCGGCCTGGCGTTCTCTCCAGCGGCGCTGGTGTTCGGCGTTGGTGAGGGGCATCAGGCGGTTATGGGGTGGCCGCGGCGGTGAGCAGGTTGGCTGGGCTTGCGTGGGGGCTCGATGCGCATCTCTTCGACGACCTCCTTCCATGCGGCGATGCGATCAGGCGCCATGGGCTGGCCAGCCGGCAGCGCAGCGAATTCAGCGTCCCACTGCTTGGCGTAGGCCTTGGCGCGCTCCAAGTTGCCGTGGCAGCTGCCCATGGCTAGGCCGCTGTTGATGTGGGTCAATTTCCACAGGCCTTGCACCTGCTTGAAGTAGGGCTGGCCGTCGTCACCATGAAAGCCGACGGGCTTGTGGATGGCGATCCCTTTGCCGGCCCATGCCGGGGTGATTTCGATGGTGTCTTCGTAGCTGCTCCAGCGAGTGCCGGGGCCGGAAGCATGGCATCGATTGCGCTGGAAACGGAGCTTGACGGTGCGGGGCATGGCGTGATGGCGGCGAGACGGGTTGCCGGGGTGAGCCCCCGGCGGGCTGGGGTGGGATTAGGCGGCTTTGACGTGTAACTCCTGAGCGATCTTTTTGAGTTCAGATTCAGTGCGAAAAATCAGCATGAACCAAAAGTCTCCGGTGACTTCAAAACCGTTGGCCTTGACGACGTTCATGATGTCGTGGCGGAGTGCTTGCTTGCGTTGCGCGGCGGCGGTTGCGTGGCTGGTCATGGCTGGCGGTGAGTGGTGGAACCTCTCGGCTCCTGTCCCCATAGCTTAGCGCGTGCCTTATGGGCTGGGGCGGCCGTGGGTGGCCGGTTAATGGATTGTCACGCGGGGAGCATGGAGCGTTACGGTGCGTTACGGTGCTGTTACGGTCGGCTGTAACGCGAGATCCCGCGCCACCGCTACGGTTTGCCCCTGTTGTTACGTTAGTTACGCTTAAATAGAGATATAGATAGAGAGAGAGGCCTAGGGCGTATCACCCATGCCTGTGCCTACGCGCCTTTCTCTCTATGGGGCTATCTACCCCCCAAAAGGCGTTACAACCGTAACACCCGCTCTACGACTGCGATCTCAGCGTTACGGGAGGCGTTACGCGTTACGCTTCGGCGCTCGGAAGGGGCAGTGAAACGGCTCTGCTCACGCCTGCCAGTCCCTTGAACCGCACCACGCCGGCCTTCTTCGCGCCGGATAGGCGGGTGAGCACTGTGGCGTAACAGTCCATCCATGGCGTCCCGTCCAGGATGCGCCGTAGCCCCTTTGCCGTGTTGCTGATCAGCAGCCGGTCAGACTCGACCTTCACGCCGATGCGGCCAAGGTGCGACTCAGCCGCGCCGGGCCCGATCTCCATCGATGCGGCGCTGCCACGGGCCAGCTCCACCAGCTCCCAGATGGTGCGGTTGTAGGCGCTGCCCCGGTCGCCTTCCACCCTGATCTGATGCTGCAGGATGTGCTGCAGGCAGCGCTCCTCATCGGCCTCGGACTGTTCCTTGTAGGCCTCCCAGTCGTTGGCGTCGATCAACTGGTAGGCGTCTTCGATCGTGGCGGCCCTAGAGCTCATCAGCGACCACGCGCCGGCCAGCAGGGTGCCGTACTGATCGCCCTGCCGCTGGCTGTCGAACCGTTCGGCTGCTGCCCTGCGGAAAACGGCGACCGAATCGCGGATGATCGGGATCTGGCGCACCATGCGGAGCATCAGGCGGTGGCCGGTTTCGGGCGTGCAAAGGCGGGTGATCTCAGCGTCCAGCGCGGACCAGTGGGCGATGCGCTGCTCCTTCGGCAGGTAGGACGGATTGCGCAGGGTGAGCTGAGCGAACCGGGATTGATCGGCGCCCTGCTTCAGGGCTGTGGAAATCGAGCACAGCAGAAACATCGATCGAATGGTGAAGCTCTGCGCAGTGCCATCGGCGCCGCCCTTGCCGATCACGCCGCGGCCGGCGCTGCTGGCGACCCGGGCCAGCGAGAGGATGTTCTGGATCCGCTGGCGGTCGGCCTTCTCGTTGGATTCGGCCTCATCGAACACCACGGGCACCGCATCGGAGCGGAGCTGCTGGCGGATGAAGGCCTCGGTAGTGTTGCCCTCAGGAAACAGCGCCAGCGATTCGATCAGCGGGCCAACGAGCCGATCAAGGATGGCAGACTTGCCCGAGCCGGCCGATGCGGTCAACCACAGGTGCGGACGCCACTGGAGGGCGCCGCAGATTGGCGCCAGAGCAATCCATCCCGCCAGCAGCAGGCCTGAGGCCGGCACCTCCCAATGGAACCGTGAGGCGATGTCGATCAGCTCGGCGCCCAGGTGATCGGTGAGTGGCTCGATGCCGTCGGGCAGGTCGATTGATGCGAGGCGCTGGTAGTGAAACTTCGATCGGGGCGGCTTGGCGATCGGGTGTAGCTCGCCATCAATCAACAGCCGGTCGCCCAGGTGCAGGACCGACCTGCCGGCGTCCCACCAGGCGCCACGGCCACGGATGCGGTCAGGGCTGAAGATGCCCACCCGGGCCTGCTCAGCGAACAGCGAGGATGCGGCGGCCAGCCAGTTCACGCCGGTCTTCGACGGGTAGAGCGCCTCCCAGTACCCCAGCTCAGCGAGCTGCACCAGGTTGGTGCCGGTGTGGCTGCCGCGAGATATTCCGGTGACCTGGCCGGTGCTGCGTGGCTGGTAATAGAAAATCCCCTCGTCGAAGCCCAGGCAGGTGAAGGGGCGGGACGTGGGGATGTCTGCCGGGGGCTCGGGCGCGGGTGCCGGGGGGGAGGGCGCGGGCTCAGGTTCGGCCGGTGCTTCCACGGCCTTGGCGAACTTCCGCAGGGCGTTGGCGGCCTGGCGTTGGGTCCAGTCGGTGGCATCGGCCAGGTCCCAGCCTTCGGGCGCCGACCCTGGCGGGGCAACGATGGCCATCGATGCGGCGATGGGCAGAAGCTTGGCGGCGACCTTCGCCATGCACGCTCGGCCGGGCTCATCGGCATCGGGCCAGAGCGTCACGTCGCGGCCCGCCAGGGCCTGCCAGTCCACGGTGTTGATGCCGCCCGTGCCGCCGCACCAGGCCAAGCAGACGTGATCAGGAAACAGCTCAGCAGCAGCGTCAGCGGCCTTCTCGCCCTCGGTGATCAGCGCCGGGGCATCAGGCCTGCCTGTCAAATCCGGCAGGCGGTAGAGCGGCCGGGGTGTGGGCCATTCCGACTTGAACGGGTCGCGCTTGCTGGGGTAGTGCCAGCCACCGTCCAGCCAGGTCCGGTGCACGAACAGCTTGCCGTCGGGCTTGGGGATGCGCTGCACCCAGAACAGCTGCTCACCAGCGGCATTGCGGTAGCACCACTGGGCGGTGGCCCGGCTTAGTGCGGGGGCCGCGGCATCGGCTGGCGGCTGATCGGGGATGCGATGCGGCCGGCCCTTGGCTTTGGGCTTGGCGGCCTGCGGCTGCGGCAGGCCCAGGTGTTCCTCAACCCTGCGGCAGGCGTCCTTAAACTCCCAGCCCTTGACCCGCATCAGCAGGTCCATGCCATTGCCGCCACCACCCATGCGGTCCTTGCCGCCGCATTGGTTGCAGAACCAGCCTCCGGGGCCGTCGTCGCAGTCCCACCGGTAGCGGTCCTCCCCGCCGCAGTTCGGGCAGGGCTGGTGAGTGTCAGTGAGCTGCTCAGGCGATAGGCCGCCCAGTTCCATCAGCAGCCGGGGCCAGCTGCCGTCCGCTGCGTCTAGGGGCATGGGGTCAGGCCCGGGCGGGGGCGGGGCCTTGGCGTTCGGTGTCGCGCACGATCAGCTGCCGGAGGTATGCGGCTCTGCTCATGCCGAGGTACTGGGCCTGTGTGTCGAGGTGGCTCACCAGATCGGTTCTCAGCTCCAGGCTGATTGTGGTGTGGCCTTCAGGGGACGGGTAGCGGGGCATCGGGGGTGATTGTTGTTCTCCCATCCTAAGGGGTGCGGATGCGGAACCCACAGGGTATGATCTGGGAGCCACCACCCCCACGCCCCACTCCCTGACGATGCCGACCACTGCCCGGGCCAGGCGGTGGGTGCCCTGCGGTTAGCGCCGTAGGGATTCGGCCTCTGGTCTGCACGGGTCCCATCGAGCACTGCCGCTGGTTCCAGCTCTCCACAGCTCCTGTGGGCGGCAGCAAGTGGGGTGGGTGGTGGTGTTAATTCGGATCACTGATGCCATGACTCAGCACACCATCTACTCGCCCGACGGCTCGGTTCACCATGGAGATCTACAGCCGGAAATCGCAGAGCCATCTCTGGCGATTCTGAAGCGCGATCTTCGGGAAATGCGCAGACACCGTTGCAGCATGTTCATTCGCAAGCCTTATCTCGACTTGAATGAGCTAGAGATTGTCCCAGATGTTACGGGTGAAGTAAAAACTGCCGTTGCGGTTTTGGTGGTTAGGGTTGTGGCTGGCGAAACTAACGCTCGCGTCTTTCTCAATCAAGCAAACCTTGAGTCTGAAATTGGCAAGGGCGAAATACTGAACCTTTGCGATAATCCCAACGCCAGGGGGTTTGGCGCTGCGTGACCACCCTGAACCTCCGCCCCTACCAACTCCAAGCCGTCGCCGAGATCCGCCATGCCTACCAGTCCCGCCACCGATCGGTGCTGTTCGTGCTGCCCACTGGCGGGGGCAAGACCGTGCTGTTCAGCCACATCACCCGCGAGACCGCAGCCCGCGGCAACCGGGTGTGCATCCTGGTCCACCGCGCCGAGCTGCTCCGCCAGGCCAGCGCCAGCCTAGAGGCCCTCGACGTGCCGCATGGGTTGATCGCCGCCAACCGGAGCATGGACCTGTCCCGCCCGGTGCAGGTCGCCTCCGTGCAGACCCTGGCGAGGCGGCTGCACCACATCCCGCAGGAGTTCTTCGACCTGCTGGTGATCGATGAGGCGCACCACAGCAATGCCGGCACCTGGGCCCGCGTGCTGCAGCACTGCCGCACCGCTCGGGTGCTGGGGGTGACCGCCACGCCGATCCGCTGCGATGGCCGCGGCCTGGGTGAGTGGTACTCAGCGATGGTGATGGGCCCCACCCCCGCCGAACTCACCGAGGCCGGGTTCCTGGCCTCGGCCCGCGTGCTGGCCCCGCCGATCGGATTCGACACCAGCGGCCTGCGTCGGCGGATGGGTGACTTCGACATGAGCCAGGCGGGCCAGGCCCTGCAGGCAGGCCAGGCGATGGGTGACTGCCTGTCGCACTACCGCCGGTATCTCGACGGGCGGACGGCCATCGCGTTCTGCTGCAGCGTCGCGCACGCCGAAGCGGTGGCCGACCTGTTCCAGCGCAACGGCGTGGCCGCGGCCTCGATCGACGGCACCATGGATGCGGCCACCCGTGAGCAGCTGCTGGCGGACTTGGGCGCCGGTCGACTGAAGGTGCTCACCAGCTGCGCGCTGATCGGCGAGGGTGTGGACGTGCCCAGCGTGGCCGGGTGCATCCTGCTGCGGCCTACCCAGTCGGTGAGCCTGCACCTGCAGATGATCGGCCGCTGCCTGAGGCCCCAGCCGGGGAAGCAGGCGGTGATCCTCGACCACGTGGGCAACGTGGTGAGGCTGGGCCACCACCTTGAAGAGCGGGAGTGGACGTTGGAGGGCACACCGAAGAAAGACCGGGAGAAGGCGCCGAGCGTGAAGGTCTGCCCGGCATGTTTCGCCGCCATGCCCAGCGCCCGCCAGGCCTGTCCCGACTGCGGCCACGAGTTCAAGCCGGAGCGGCGATCGTTGCAGCACGTGGATGGTGAGTTGGTTGAGGTGGGCTCTAATGCAACCGTGCAGTTGAAGATGGGCCAAAAAATAGAAGTATTGAATGAAGCTAATAAGTGGGAACCTGGGTGGTTTGTTCTTTCGCCTAGCGACGATGAATCAATCTGGCATATCAGTAGGAAAAATCCTTTTCCTGTTGATGATGAAGACATTTTCCAGGACTCCTGTCGATGCCATCGGAAACGCATGCGAGTGCCTCTGTTACGCGAACAATCCCGCGCCCAGACCGTTGAAGACCTGATCGCCATCGGCAAGCGCCGCGGCATGAAAAACCCCCGCGGCTGGGCCCGGCATGTGATGGCGGCCCGGCAGGCGAAGGGGCAGTGGGGGAGGGTGGCGTGATACCCCCACGCTGGACCCGCCCCGAGTCGGAGTTCCTCGAATCCCTGGCCGAGTCGTTCCCCGTCCGCGAGATCGCCAACCGCTACCGGCGCAAGGCTGGGCAGATGAAATGGCCGGAGCGCTCAGCGAATGCCATCCACCTGAAGCTGGTCCGCATGGGCCACCGCACCAGGGTCCGTGCTGGCGAGTGGGTCACATCGGGAGGCGCGGCCGAGATCCTGGGCTGCCCTAACACCAGAGTCGAGGCCTGGTTTCGCACGCGACGGAATCAGGAGATTCTCCAGCCGGTCTGGCGCGGTGCGTTCCGGTACGTGTCCCGCCAGAACTGGCGCCGACTGGCCCGCCAACGCCCGCAGGCCCTCGGTGGATTCGATGCCGATCGGCTGTTCGCCCTGCTGGAGGATCGCGAGCTGGCTGAGCAGATCGCCGCACGGTATCCCAGGCCCCGTGGTGACTGGCGCGTGCGGTGCGTGGAGACCGGCCAGATCTGGCCCAGTGCGGTGGCCGCGGCCAGAGAGCTGCACGTCTCCCAGGCAGCCATCACCCTGGCGATGCGTCAGGCCCGCCCGGTGCGGGTGCTGGCCATGACGTTTGAGGCGTTGCGGGAGGTGGCTTAGGGATGCGTTGACTGCCCTCATCACATCCGCCCCCGCCATGCCCAGCGAACAGGAAACTCAGCAACGAATACTCCTGGCCCACGGCTCAGGCCCGGTCCGCCTCTTCAGGAACAACGTCGGCACCGGCTGGGCTGGCGCCGCCACCCGCGTCACCGCCGGGAACCTTTCCGCGCTGGCCCATTCCCTCCGCCCGGGTGACGTGGTGATCCGTGGCGGCCGACCGCTCCATGCGGGCCTGTGTGTCGGCAGCTCCGACCTGATCGGTTACCGCCGCGTCGGCGACCTGGCCCAGTTCGTGGCCCTTGAGGTGAAATCGGCCACCGGCAGGCCCACCCCCCAGCAGACCGCATTCATCGACCACATCACCACCGCTGGTGGGTGCGCCGGAATCGTGCGCAGTGTGGAGGATGCGAGAGAAATACTGCGAACGGGTGCGAAACCGGAACCCATCCGCTAGGATTCTGGCATCCAACCGCTCGATGCCATGGCCCTTCAGATACGCAAGGCAACACGCCGCAAGGCGAAACTCAGGCTCGCCCTGCTGGGCCCGTCCGGTTCCGGCAAGACCATGAGCGCCCTGCGCCTGGCGTTCGGCATCGGCGGCAAGGTCGGCGTGATCGATACCGAGAACGGCAGCGCTGATCTCTACGCCGAGATTGGCGACTACGACGTGATCACTCTGGAGAAGCCCTACACCGTGGGGAAGTACCGGGAGGCGATCAGCGCGTTTGAGGATGCGGGCTACACCACGATCATCGTGGACAGCCTCAGCCATGCCTGGTCAGGCGCTGGCGGCCTGCTCGACAAGCAGGGCCAGCTGGCGGCCCGCCCTGGCGCCAACAGCTACGCCGCCTGGCGCGAGATCACCCCAGAGCACAACGCCCTGGTTGAAGCGCTGCTCTCCAGCCCCTGCCACGTCATCACCACGATGCGGGTCAAGCAGGAGTACGTGCTGGAAGAGAACGAGCGCGGTAAGAAGGTCCCCCGCAAGGTGGGCCTGCAGCCGGTGCAGCGCGACGGCATGGAATACGAGTTCACGTGCGTGATGGACGTGGACATCGACCACAAGGCCACCGCCACCAAGGATCGAACGACCCTGTTTGCCGACTGGCGGGACACCATCACCGAGGCCACGGGCCGGCTGCTCAAAGGCTGGCTGGAGAGCGGCGCCGAGCCGTTCAGCGTGGCCGATCAAGCGCGAGAGGCCTGCAAGGCGGCAGGGCTCACCAGCGAAGGACTGATTCAGTTCTGCCAGATGGTGAGCCAGGGCGAAACCAGCTCACTGGAACGGCTGCCCCGCCAGACCCTCGACCGCATCATCCAACAGGGGATCAGCGGCGAGACCGTGGCGAAGTGCAACGGTGTGCCGGCGAAAGAAGACCGACCAACCATGACGGTCTTGGACCACGACGGCGATCCTTTGGAAGTTGAGGCTTCGCCCGAAGGTGAGGATCCGCCTTCGGATAACAGCGACGATCTCCCCGCTGCCTGGAACATCTAACCCCATCCCTTGAACATCCATGGAACTCCTGATCCAACTGCTCCGCGCCTCTCAGCACCGATTCATCGGGCGCCTGGGATTTGAGCCGGAGATGAAGTATTTCGACTCAGGCCTGACGGTCTGCAATGCACGCCTGCTGGTCAACCAGCCCGGCGCCAAGCGTGACGACGGCAAACAGCCCGACAGCTTCAAGCTGGTGCTGTGGAACGAGCGGGCCCAGGCCTTCGCTGATGCCTGCGCGAAGGGCGACTTGGTGGAGGTGTCCGGCCAGGTGAAGTCCGAGACCTGGACCGATCGCACCACCGGCGAAGAGCGCAGCGCCTGGTCCGTGAGCGTGGAGAAGTGGGAGCTCCTGATGAAGGCGAAGCGCGATGGCGCCCCCGCCCAGCAGCAGGCCCCCGCAGCCACCCCCGCCAAGGCCCAGCCCGATTGGACCAGCTCCGACGCGGTGCCCTTCTGACCCATGCAGATCACCGACATCCGCCAGCAGCTCAACACTCTGCTGGCCACGCTTGAGACCGACCGCGAGGCCCTCGCCGCCGAGAGCGCGGCCGTCGCCCGTGCCACCGAGGCCCTGCACGAATCCCCGGCGCTGCAGGCCGCCCTATCCCAGGGGCAGGAGCTGATGCGCGGCCGGGTGGTTGCGCTGATTGACCACCAGCTGGGGATGCTGAAACGCCACGGCCCGAGCGCCACGGTGCTCAGCACTCTGCGGCGGATGGTGATGGAGGCCCAGCCATGAAAGAACGCCCGATCCTGTTCAGCGGCCCGATGGTGCGGGCCATCCTCGACGGCAGCAAGACTCAGACGCGACGGACTTTCAAGGGCACCACCGAACACAAAGGCCCGTACAACCCGGCCTACATGGAGGCCCATC